CGTGTGGTCGCTGGGTGAACGACCGAAGGGCAAGACGGGGCGGAGGAGGGATCTCCAGAACTTGCAGGAGGGAGTGCTGGACAAGCTCCAGGGGATCGCGTTCGACGACGACAAGCAGGTGACAATGTTGCACATGAAACGAGTGCTGGGGAAGCGGGCGAGGTGGGTGGTTTGCGAGCACTGCGGTGAGTGGTGGTGTTCGCATCACGACGCGCATACGTCCGAGTGCGAGTGCCCTGGCGTCGAGGAGATGGACTTCGATCCATACACCGAGCGAGGACTAGCTTGATGGCGAAGATCGGTAGACCGACGAAGCGGACGCGAGAGCTTGACGAGGAGTTGCTGCTGCACATCGCGGAAGGCAAGACGCTGCGCGCGTTCTGTCGTGAGCACAAGCTGTCGCCAACGACGATCTACAGCTGGTTGACAGAGGATAATTCTCTTTCCGAACGACTCACGCGCGCGCGTCTTGCTGGCGCGTGGATGCTGGAGGACGAGATCCAGGCCATCGCGGACACGCCGCTCGATCCTGACGACCCGGATGGCGATGTTGCTCACCGCAAGCTCCAGTGTTGGGCTCGCGAGAAGCGGCTCGTCTGGAACAACCCAGGCCGCTACGGGTCGAAGGTCGCGATCGGGGGAGCGGTCGGCCTGCCGCCGGTCCAGCTCACCGACACCGAGCGGGTGACGCGAATCCAGCAACTGCTCGACAAGGCGAGCAGCGTGCCGAGGATCACGGTTGAACCTGTCGAGGAGGATGACGCATGACTGACGGCGATCGATTCCTGTTGCTGGGCAACGTCGACACGTCGAGGCTCCTGGCGTCGGTGGAGGACAGGCCCGAGCTGTGGGGTGAGATCACCCTGCGCCAGGAATACGAGGGGACGGCGCACGCGGACACCGAGACCATCTTCCTGCGCGGGCCGGTGGTCTCGCCCGACGACCTGGGCAACATCTTCGACATCATCGAGGCGACCGAGTACGGCGCTGCGTCGGTCTTGCTTGATGACTACGAGGATCTCCTCGGTCAGTTGGCGCAGATCGTGAGGGTCGAGGAACTTGGCAGGGTTATGATCGTGAGGCTGAAGCCTGGCGGTCGCATCACCGAGCACACCGACGAGGGGGAGTACGCCCAGCACTACCAGCGGTTCCACATCGCGATGACCGACTCACCTCGGGCATCGCTGACGGTTGCTGGCGAGAGCCGGTCGTTCGGTCAGCACGAGCTGTGGCGGTTCAACCACCAGCGACCACACTCGGCGGCGAACGATGGCGACGAGCCGCGCATCCACCTGATCTTCGACGCGGTGGTCACCGGATGGTGGTGGCCGCACGACCGCGAAGGCGTCGATGACTGACCTCGACCTCACCGGCCTGTCCGACGACGAACGCGAGGAGCTTGACCGGCTGCTCGCGGGCGACAAGCCGTGGGTGCCGCTGCCAGGTCCGCAGGAGATGGCATACGACAGCGAGGCGGATGTGGTCGGCTTCGGTGGTGCAGCCGGTGGTGGCAAGACTCACCTGGCGATCGGGCTGTCGCTGACGCGGCACCGCAGGGTCGGGCTGTTCCGACAGAACGGCACCGAGCTGTCGGCGGTGGTCGACGACATGGAGCAGATCATCGGGAGCCGCGACGGCTACAACGGCAGCGAGAAGATCTGGCGCACCACCCGCTACGACGGCAAGCCGCTCCAGGTCGAGCTGGGGTCGTTCCCGTCGCCAGGCGACGAGTCGAAGTATCGGGGCCGACCGCACGACCTGCTGGTGTTCGATGAGGCTGCCGAGATGCGCGAGACCGCCGTCAAGTTCCTGATGGGCTGGCTCCGCACTACCGACCCCGACCAGCGGTGTCGAGCGTTGATGTGCTTCAACCCGCCGACCTCGGTCGAAGGGCGGTGGGTCATGGACTACTTCGCGCCGTGGCTCGATCGGAAGCACCCGAACCCGGCGACCGCTGGCGAACTGCGGTGGTTCGCGACGATCGACGGCGTCGAGGTCGAGGTGGACGACGCCTCGCCGTTCGAGCACGACGACGAGACGATCACGCCGACCTCGCGGACGTTCATCCCGTCGAGGATCACCGACAACCCCTACCTGATGGGCACCGGCTACCTGCGACAGCTCCAGTCCATGCCGGAGCCGCTGAGATCGCAGCTGCTCTACGGCGACTTCCACGCTGGCGTGGAGGACGACCCGTGGCAGGTGGTGCCGACCGCCTGGGTGGAGGCCGCGATGGCGAGGTGGAGCAAGCCGACCAAGCTGGCGGTCATGGACAGCGTCGGGGTCGACGTGGCGATGCGTGGCAAGGACAACACGGTGCTCGCCAGGCGGCACGGCATGTGGTTTGACGAGCCGATCGTCTACCGAGGCGACCAGTGCCCGGACGGAGCGACGATCGCGGGCTACGTCGTGGCGGCGGTCAGGGACCGAGCGGTGATCCACATCGACCTGTTCGGCGTTGGCGCTCAGCCATACGGCCACCTGATGGGGGTGGGCCAGCAGGTCATCGGGTGCAACGTCGGAGAGCCAGCCCGTGGCATTGCGAAGGACGGGCGGGTCCAGTTCAAGAACTGGCGCTCCGAGCTGTGGTGGCGGATGCGTGAGGCGCTGGACCCCAACGCCAACACGGGCATCTGCCTGCCACCGAGCAAGGCGCTGCTAGCCGACCTCTGCACCCCGAAGTGGAAGCTGGCCGGGTCGGCAATCCAGGTCCAGGGCCGCAAGGAGATCATCGACAAGCTGGGTAAGTCGCCTGACTACGCCAGCGCCTACATCCTCGGGATGATCGACACGCCGAAGCGGCACGCCCTGGCTGCTCTGGCGGCGACCAACAGAAACACGCGGGAATACGACCCCTATCGCGATATTTGAGTTGCGACGCTACCGTCGTGATGATGGCGGAAACTGAGACCACGGTGAATCCGACGATCCAGCAATGCTCGGTCGACATGATCCGAGACCTCGGGATCGAGGGTCTGCTCGAAGAGCATTGGGACGAGGTCGCGTTGCACAAGGATCTCATGGTGCTGAGCCCCGACTGGCATCGCTACTACGAGATCGAGGAGCGGGGCATGATGTTGGTGCTCGCGGCCAGCACACCGGCTGACGGGATCGTCGGCTACAGCGTGACATTCATCGTGCCGCATCTTCACTACAGCGACCTGATCGTGGCGAACAACGACCTGCTCTTTGTGAGCAAGGACTGGCGTAGGACGGGGCTCGGCCCCCGTCTGATTCTGGCGACTGAGTCAGCGTCGAGGGAGCGTGGCGCTCGGATGATGACCTGGCACGCCAAGCCAAAGACCATACTCAACAAGCTGATGCCCAAGATCGGCTACGGGGTGCAAGACATCGTCCACAGCAAGGAGCTTTGATCGAATGGGTTTTGTAGTAGCGGGTGCGCTAATAGCTGGATCCACCGTTTACTCTGGGCAAACGGCGAAAGCGTCTGCACGAAAAAGTCTTCGTGCTCAGGAAGCAGCGCAGGAGGAGGCTAAGTCTCGCGCGATCAGCGCACGGAAAACAAGCAGGATGGAGAAGCGTCGCGTCGAACGTAAGCCGAACATCGCTTCGTTGCTCGGGCGTGAGGGATCGCGTGCTGGCCGGGGTGCTGGGGCTACCATGCTGACTGGTTCTGGCGGCGTATCACCTGGCTCGATGATGTTGGGGCGGAAGTCGAGTCTTGGTGGCAGTGGCGGTTACTGATCATGCGGCCCTACGACTTCAGCAAGGTCCGCGACAGGCGCGAGGCGTTCCTGGCGAGACGCGGCGCGCTGAAGACTGAGCGAAGCTCGTGGATCTCGCATTGGTCTGACATCAGCAAGCACATCTTGCCGCGCAACGGCAGGTTCTTCATCAGCGACCGGAACCGCACCGGGTCTGACCGCTACAACAAGATCTACGACAACACCGGCACCCGCGCGCTCCGCACGCTCGGCGCTGGGATGCAGGCAGGCGCGACCAACCCGGCGCGACCGTGGTTCAAGCTGACGACCTCGGACCCTGACCTGGGCAACTACTACCCGGTCAGGCAGTGGCTCGATGATGTGGTCGACCGGATGCAGCGGGTATTTTCGAAGTCGAACACCTACCGCACCCTGCACCAGATGTATGAGGAGCTGGGGGCGTTCGGCACCTCGGTATCGATCATACTGCCGGACTTCCAGAACGTGATTCACCACTACACGGTGGTGTGCGGCGAGTATTCGTTGCAGCAGGACTACCAGGGCAAGATCATTGGCTGCTACCGCGAGTTCGAGAAGACGGTCGGCGAGGTGGTCAAGGAGTTCGGCCTGAAGAACTGCTCGGTCGCGGTGCGTGATCAGTGGAAGTCCAGGCAGCTGGAGAACATCGTCCAGGTGTTGCATGTGATCGAGCCGCGCGCAGACCAGGAGCGTGACCCGAGCAACATGTCACCGAAGCACATGCCGTTCAAGTCCTGCTACATGGAGCTTGGCGGTGATGACGACAAGCTGCTGCGTGAGTCGGGCTACAGGCGGTTCCCTGTGTTGGCACCGCGTTGGTCGGTAGCTGGCGGCGATGTCTATGGCACGAGCCCCGGCATGGAGGCGCTCGGGGATGTGAGACAGCTTCAGCAGGAGCAGCTTCGCAAGGGGCAGGGCATCGACTACATGGTTCGGCCACCGCTTCAGGTGCCGAGTCAGTTGAAGGATCGGGAGAGCGAGCTATTCCCTGGCGGGTTGAACTACGTCGATCCTGGCACGCTGTTGCCGTTTGACCAGGTCACGCCCAACGGCGGCGTGCGACCAGCGTTCGAGGTGGGTCTTGACCTGAATCACCTTCTGGAAGACATCCAAGATGTGCGCGAGCGCATTCGGTCGTCGTTCTACGCTGACCTGTTCTTGATGTTGGCGACTGCCGGTCCGAACACTCGGATGACGGCGACCGAGGTTGCCGAGAGGCATGAGGAGAAGCTGCTCGCGCTCGGGCCGGTGCTGGAGCGTTTACAC